AAGTTAGCACTATCACCACCCAATGCTACTACATGACCAGCACCCATAAACAATCCTTTTCTACTCATACTCATTATTAATTGATCTGAGCCATTGTCTATTGCATTAAAATTTATTAGTCCTCTTTCACTGCCACTGTTTGTTCTACCAATACGCCCTGTTATGCTTCCATATGTGTCTGTGTTACCCGCACTATCTTTTCCTTTGAATATTATACTGCCCAATAAATCATCTACTGCTGGACTTGTGCTTATTCTATTAAAAACTAAATCTGGGCCTGCTGTAGCACCATTATCTGTCTTGGTTAAAGTTATACTATCTGTAATACTAATATCTGTTGCTGTTAATGTTCCTGTTAAATCAAGTGTAGATTCACCTTCAACAGCCGCAATAGCATTTGCATCTGCATATGCTGTCTCTGCTTCTAAATTTATTAATCCTGTTGAGTTATCATATCTTAAAATAAAATTATCTTGTGATGCACCTACTGTTTGATCTGCGTTAAATGTAAAATTACCAATTAAAACATTACCTGTTCCGTGTGGTTCAATATCAATATTACCATTAGAAGCACTTGTAATTTTATTACCATTAACATCTAAATTACCACCAAGTTGTGGACTTGTATCGCCTACAACATTAGCTAATTTACCTGTGTCAATTGTTCCTATCTCGTCCTGTCCGCTAATTGATAGTCCTATGTTTAATCCTGTTCCTGTACTTAAAATACTCATTGTTGCTCCTATCTATTTTCTATAAAAATTGTTTCTTTACTATTTGGATACTCTTGTAATGTAACATCAACAGTACTGTCTTGATTGAATACAACACTTTGTACAATCATATATTTTATATTAGCACCTGTCCAACCTGGTACCTCGTGATTCACTTTAACCAAATCGTCAACTTTTAATTCCAACGCTGTATGCGCCGCTTTAAACTGTACTGTGGTTGTAAATCTACTTTGATCCAAATAATACTGTGCTACTTTTTGCGCCATTGTTTCATTACCAATCATATCAAGATCAACTGTACCTTCATTGACAAAATTACCATCAGCAGTTAAATAATCATCACTGCCAAGTCCTTTCATAATTTTACTATTAGGTTGCCAGTTATTTTCTGGGTTAAAATAATTAACTTTCATTTGATTGTATCTTGATTTTTTGCTTCCTAAACTAATAGTCCAACCACCAATAATATTACCAGTGTTAAACTCAAATGCCGCGTTCTTTTCTGATGTTGTTCTCACTCTATTAACACTTATAGCGTACTTACCTTTGTTATAATATAGGTTAGCATTACTGCTTCCTAATATTTTTTGTACATTATTAAATATTGTATCTTCTGTATCTATAGCACCTTTGAATGTTAATCCGATTGTATCAAAATAACTTTTTGCACTACTAAAGGTTGCTAAATCAAGTTCATCTTTTGCTAATCCTTTACCGTAGGTGCTGTTCATTAAATAATCCAATAATATATTTGCTGGGTTATCGTGTTTACTGTGAGTTCTTAACGCATCTTCTGTAGCACTCCCATCTGCGTTTGCAATCATTAAATCAACATCTTTGATTCTCTGACCATTTGCTTCTATGAATATGGTTGGTGATGTTGGAAATTTATCTCTACTAAATTTTAATCTTGCATACAAGTATGCTACACCACGCATTCTATAATCACTGGTCCATTCGTCACTTTTTCTTGCGTCAAAATCATCAAATGTATTATATTCTCTTCCAACACTATGTGTTTGATCTGTAGGTCCTCTAAACAACGCTACATCTAAAACACCACTAAAGTAACTATCTATACCACCACTGCTTGTCCAAGCATCTCTGTCATTTAGAATAATTTTTGTTGCACTTGGTCCATCCATATTATGTGAACCATCTGCTAACGCACCACCGTGTGCGTATGCTAATACAATATGTAAATATTGCGTTCCACTTGTGACTCCATTGTTGTCAGTTGTTTGTAAATATACCCTAGTACCACCAACACGCCTGCTTCCATATATAACTGGTAAATTTGCTGTATTGCTGGCTTTATTAACCAACATTCCGTTATCTTGTAATTTTCTTTTACCTGCGGCACCACTGCCAAATATACTTTGTGTTGCGTATTGTAAACCGAGACTAAACAGAGTAGCACCAATACCCGATAATCCTAATGCCGCCGCGGCATATGGAGCGAATATCGCTACACCAATTGCAATTATTTTACCAACACTTTTACCCATAATTATTCTTCGCTATCGTTTTTACGCCAAGCACTTGTTCTTATTTTATTAACTGCTTTAGCTGTGTAATTGTTTAGTCCCTTTTCAGTCATAGTCCAAAACGCACCATTATGAAATATATAAGGAATATGCAACCAATTAAATTGACTGTGTACTATTATATCACCTTCTTGCCATCTTGGGTTTTTGCTTGTTATTTCATTAAAATCGTGTATGTTCATCCATTGATTTACACCCATATAACTTTTACTAAAATCTCTTGCATCTTGTTTTGTTCTATAATTGCATAAACTCATTAAATTTGTGTCGTATGCATAATCGTGAAACTCAAATAAAAATGTATTGCAGTCGTTTGTGCCCCAAGCATAGTCTGCGCCAGTCTTACCTGCAATATATTTTGCTAATTTAAATTTGTTTTGTAATTTCATATATCTATTCCTTCCATTGTATGTCTTGTACTATCTTATTTGCGAACTCAAATCCTTTATCGCCGCTATATATTTCTTTATGTCTATTATCATTAGTTATCAATCCAGTACTACGCTCGTAATCAACCCAATGTGAGCTACAAGTAGTTGCTAATGTTGTTGTACCTGCTGGATCATCCTGTATAACAGGACTATCAACTCTGCCTTTAAATATTAAAAAGCTTCCTATATGCGTATCGTGATCAAAAAATGTTCTGTATATTCTTACATCTTTATCTATATAATCATACTGCAATATATCACTTATAAAGTTCGTGCCAAGTTCGTGGCTTGGTAATCCACTTAAACTTACAGTGACCTCACTGGTTGTAAATAACTTTTCTTCTTGTACTGCACTAAATCCTAAAAATTGTCCTACGCTTAAAAATGTCACTTGTCCAAGTATGTTTGATAAACTAGCAAAATGTGGATCTTGTAAATTAACATCAGCTGGTGCGTTTGTGATAAAAACACCATCATCAATATCTATATACAGGCTCTCATAACATTGTAAAACTTTTTTACCAATAGCCTCTGTAACGCTACTTGCATTCGAATCTATAATTGGAAAACCAGCCATTATTTAAACTCATCCAAATCAAATCTACAAGTAAATCTATATAAACCATCAGTACCAACTTCGTATTCTAAAGCGTCTTCTGACATTGTGACTCTTAAACTGAATGGATTCTTATAAAAACTCCTGCCAGCCGCTGTAATATTCATTCCTACAGCAAATCTTATTTTTGCTTCACCGTATTTGTTTGATGTTACATTGTCGTTAATAACATGGCGTATGCTTCCGTTATTACTACTACTACTTGGTACAATTAAACATTCACCTCTTATAAAACAATTTGTATCGCTGGCTCTAAAACCTTCAAGTAAAAATGTTTTTGTACCAGCAGTTATATCTTGCCTTAATCTTAACTGATGTGTATTAAGATTGCTGTTAGCAGTATCAGTTCTCTGCCAAATTAAATTACTTGTTAAACTTGAACCGCCTTGTTTTATAATAAAGAAAAAAGGTGTTGCTTGTCCTCTTGCCGCTTGATGTACTGCTTCAAATTGTCTAAAGTCATCATATACCATCGGCGGATAACTTACCTCTAATTGATGCTTTATAACACCACTGCTTCTCACATACTTGGTACCATTTTGTGATAATGTTGTACTACTTGGAATGGTTTGTGTAATGTTTATACCATTAGGTGTTATATGTGTTGGCCAATTTTTTCTATTATCAAAACCATCTGTATCCCATTCATCATCTGTATCAAAATCATCTGGTGCGTATGTCGCTGGTGCTACATATTCATCTGCTTTTGCGTTAATAGGGAATACACCAACTTTTTCTATAACATGACTTGATGGTTTAGCTGGGCTTCCTGATAATATAGCATTGTTATGCACATCAGTTGAACTTGTTAATCCAAGTCCTGCTAGTGTAAATAAACCTCTTTGCGGAAATACATCCAATTGACTTGTTCCATCTATATAACCTTGCGTACTTAAATCAGGTGTAGCTGTTGGGGTTGCTACATATGTTGGTGTAAATGCACTTGTTGCACCTGGTCTCCAAAACTTTGTAAAGTCATATACTGCACCATTAACTGTTGCATTACTGCTGTTTTGATATTGATATTTTATTGTACCTGGGCTTCTTGTAACTGTGCTAAACAATTGATATATCAACATATTAAAATTTCCATTATCATCGCCACCATCAGGTTTTGTTCCACTATACAATGTAGTTGCTTCACTTGCTAGTGGATGTGTTAATGGACTTACTGGATTTAAACTTGTATCATTTACTTGTCCTGTAAAAAATAATCCACCAACATTTGTTCCACTTGCTGGTAATAAATCACCATCAAAATATTGAGCCGCACTAGAATATGTTCCAGTTGATTCATTTCTATATGTCCAAAAATCAATAATATGAATCTGTCCTGCTACAACACCAGTAGCATTTGTTGCTGTTAAAAGCGAACTATCTCTGCCTGTTATTGTAGGATCTGTTAATATGTCAATAACTTTTGTTGTATCATTATACTTGTATCCAAAATATGCACTTTTAGTGACAGTAGTGCTAACATCATAAGCAGGAATAGCCTTACTTACTCCAGATCCTAGTGTGAGTTCAACTCTACAGAATCCACGATATATATTACTTGTATTTTCACTGCTTGTTTCCGGTGTCATATTTTGTGACTTAATACCAGTACGAACTGCGTTAAATCCTGCACTACTTAAATCTACTTGTATGGGAACTGTTGATCCACTACTTGCTATATTAATTTGTATTCCGTGTATAGTTGCTCCAGGATCATTATCGTGTAAATCAACACCTTGACCGCCTGTGAGTGTAAATGGTGTTGTTCTACCACTATCGCTAAACAATTTATAACTGTTTGATCCACTTATCTTTTCTAAATATACCAGTGTTCCACTACTTGCACTACTCAATGTTCCTGCACCCATATTAGCGAATGTATCTGCTATTTGTAATACATCACCTGTACTAAATGTTTCTTGAAATATATCAAAGTGAGCTACTACACCATTATAACTGCCATCATCTAAAGCTGTAAAGAATACATCTGATTGTGCTTTAAAAAGGTTATCTACTTGTGCTAATCTTGTTAAACCAGAGTCTTCGTACAATATTACATTAAAACCATCAACAACGCTTACATATGGTTTGATCATATTCAAATTTCTATGTGCGGCTCCACCCGAATCTGTATCAAAACCAAAAAACTCAATCTGATCACTGTTTGCAAAATTATGTGCGTGTGTAAACTGCACTTTTACTTGTGGCATATTGTTGCTGTTCAATTCATAGTGTACACCAGCAATAGTTCTACCGTTTGGTTGAATGTTCCACTCAACTGCTGGATACTTTGCGAACTGATGAAAGGTTGGATTTGTATCATCGCCGTGACTATCAAAATAGTGTTTATATGCCGCGAATCCTGTGTTAATACTACTTGTTGTTCTACTTAAATTATTTGTGTAATGTAAAGCACCTGTGTTGTGTGCTGTATATGTATATGTTCTTATATCATCAACTCTTTTATCGATACCAAAACTTGCATTGCCTGACCAATCTGCTGAATCAGTTGCGTATCCGTTGCCTGAGTTGTTAGGCCAATTCCATACATCATTTAAATCTGCCATTTATGTTGACTCCTTAACTTGTTATTCCGGCACGGCCTCTTTGGTTAAAACCTTGTGATACCATACCTATAATTTGTGGTTTGTTCTTTAATAGGAACTCCACTCCGGTTTGCGTGTCTACAGCGTTTAAGTTAAACACTACATTGACCTCTTTACCGCCACCAGTATTTAGCTGACTCATTGGAGTGACTCTGCCCGTTTGCCCAGGAATGAATAGTTCCGGTTCTCCACCGTCACCAACAATACTTGGCTGTCCCTTTTTAGCAATACCACCATTAGCGAAAAACGGTAATTTAAATCCACCCATTGGAGCTCCTACTGTTGGAGTACCAAATAAGCTTCCTAAACTAAAGCCGCCACCGCCGCCACCAAGTCCACCAAATAAACCGCCCAATGCTTGTTCAATTTGACTTTCTAAAATCTTTTGTAAAATATTATCCAATGTTCTTGAGAATACATTTTCTAAAGCACCCAATAAACTTTCACCAGTTCTTATTGCTGTTGCTAACTCACTGCTTATGCTTTTGCTTATACCTGCGAAGCCTTCTTCAATTATATCTTGTGTTGTTTTAGCTTTTGCTTGATATATTTCCAATGCTTCCATTTGTTCTTTAATTTTTGTTGTTAAAAACTCTTGTGATACACCTGCTTGTTTAGCCAATGTATCAACATTTAATAATGCATCATTTAATTGTTTTAATTTTTCTTTTTGTTCTGTAAAACTCTTAACCAACTCTTCTGATACAGTTAATGGATCATCTTTAGCATCACCACCAGGTGTTCCACCTTTACCAATTTGCATCATAGCTTGTGCGTATGTATCAATGTTGATCTTACCAGCCGCTAATAACTTATCAAGTTCAGCCACTGCCATAGCTTCGTGTTCAATCTTCGTTGCCGCGGCACCAGCACTATTAGTCAAGTCTCGCATAAACTTATCAAAACCTGTTAATTCAGGAATAACACCTTTTAACTTATCAAGTTCTTCTTTTGTTTTACCTGTATTCATTCCAAGTATTTTAACTGCACTTGCATATGCATCAATACTCATACGCCCTGCTTCAAACTCTTTCTTAATAAATCCTAGTGCTTGTGCTTTAAATTGTGTTTCTTTTGTTGTTTTTGTGATTTGTTCTTGTAATTTCTTTAGGAACTCGCCATATTCTTGTGCTTGTATTTGCGCCGCACTCATTCCTTGTACTACATTATTATTTTGTTCAACTACTTTTTTCGTTGCATCAGCATTCTCTGTTTTTGCTTTTGCTTCTTCTCTAAACTTTTCAGCGTTCTCTCTTAACTTAACAGCTTGTTCATCAATATCTTCTTTTAGTTGACCAACAGCCTCACTTGCTGTTGTACTTTCTTTTGTCACTATTGAGAAATACATTGTAGTATCGTTTTCAACTGCCTTAATTTGGTCTTTTAATGCCTGCATTCCAAGCACCATACCATCCATTGCGGCACCAAATCCAAAGTCAACTTGTCCACCTTGATCAGCGAATACTTTAGCCATCTTCTCATATTCAGCCTGCATTTCTGCTAATTCATTTTTTAATTGTTGTACCCTTTCGCCTTTACCTGACGCTGTACCAACTTCAGCATCAAAGCCTACACCTGGAATCTTACTAATTGCTACAATTATATGTTTTAATGCGTTTGTAAATGTGTTAAATGCGTTTGTAAAGTCGTCTACGAATCCTGCTACTGCTGTTATAAACTTACTTGTACCTTCTAAAAATGCGGCCGCTAAATCATTTGCGAACGCTTTCATACCACCAGCATCATCTATTGTGATCTTTATTCTTTTACGCAACATTTCTGATAGTTCTTCAATTGTTTCACTTAATGCACCAAAAAACTGCATTCTAAAACCTTTACCAAAATCAAATAAATCTGATAAACTGTCGTTTGCTTCTTCTGCCGCTTTTGTTAGTGATCCACTAATAATCAAGCCTGCTTCTTCAGCTCTCTTACCAATCATCTCAATTTTGTCCGCACCCATATCTGCGATGTTAACCATCGCAACACCTTCTGAGTCAAAACCTTTCATTGCTAATGCTAATTTTTCAGTACTGTTTGTTGTACCTGCTAACTTTAACATAAAGTCTGCGAATACATCTGTACCTGCTCTAAACTTACCGTTAGAGTCTTTCATACTAATGCCCATTTTTTGTAATGGTTTTAGGAGTTCACCAGTACCCATTTGAGCTTCACCAAGTCTACGCAGGAATCTCTGTAAACCCATATTAAAGGTTTCCGTACTAATACCTGCCCTATTTGCTATAACTTGATATTTTGATAAAAATTCTGTTGTGACACCCAACTTGTTTGCTACTTTACCCAATGTGTCCAATTGGTTAATAGTACTTTTGGCCATAAAGGCGAAAGCACCTGCCGCCGCTGTAGCCGCAATACCTGCGTTTCTTAAACCTCTTGTTAAACTGCCTAAACCTTTTAAACCAACTCTTCCAATTGATTTAAAACTACTGTTCATTTTCTTAACAGTAGCATTTACTTTAGTAGCTCTTGTGTTTGTATTTTTTAACGCTTTATTTACATCATTAATAGGTTTGCTTGTTTTATCTACAACCTCTACAATCAATTCATAAACACTGGCCATTTATCGCCTCCCTCTCTTCTGTTGAGCTTTTTTGGTTTCGTTGTTTACCCAAGTAAAGTAATCAACCCAACCTTTTAGCTCAAATGTTGAAAAGTTCATTACCTCTTCAACACTTTTTCCAAGATCCAACGCTAACTTATAAAAAAATCGAATATCAGGGAGGTCACTTATTTTCCCGCCTGGTCATCCTTATCTTTAATATCGTTATTCATTGCTGTTACGATTCTTAGTATAACAGCTGGATCTGTTGATCTCATCAGCTTATGTTTATCACCCATATCAAATTGTGGGTTTCCATCAGCATCAAGAGCTTTAATAATTAATTGTACAACCAATCCTTCTGTTGTCTTACCCGCTTGTGTGAGTTCGATAACAGCCGCTTCTTGCGCCATTGTTGTTGTACTCTTATAATAAACTTCTGTATCCCATTCTGGGACTTTAATTGGACCCAATAAGCCACCTGCGATAATAGTCTCAAAGTGTGCTACTGCGTTATCAATTAATCTTTTTCTTTGTGGTTTTGTCATTTTTTTCTCCGTCATATTAATTTATTTTGCGTCTACGAGTTAATATTTTCTCCAACGCTGGTGCAACTATACCTTTATCAGCAATAGGGTCACTAGGGCCGCTATGGGGTTTTATGCCTTGTAAACTATGCATTTTAGGTCCGTACTTGCTACGCACACTCCCTGCATCCAGTATACCAATGTATGTTGCTTTATTTTCGAACATCTTCTTAGATACTCCTAACTTATATTCTCCTGTGGATCTCCATCTGTCTCTTGCGTGAGTTCCACTTTTTCTTTCATTATTATAAGGTGTATTATCCCTTATATCTCTATTTACCTCTTTTAAATCAGCTTGAACAGTACGCTCGAGTTTCGTTTCAATATCTTTTATAATATCGTTAGGGTTGCTCGAGCGTACCATAATATTTTAACCTTACGGTGTTACGCTGTATGTCAAGGCGCCTGTTCCGTCAAAAGTGATTGAGTATTCAGTCACTCCGTCAAAACTTTGGCTTCTTGTAATATCAGATACGATAGCCGAACCTGAATATATAGCATTACCTGAGTTGGTTGCTGTGTTTGGATAAAATTCAAAGTCAATCTTATCTCCTGCTTGTACAACAGGTGCCGTTGGTGATGCGTCGTGACCAATTGCTGGATCATCTTTATCCCAATAACCTTCAACTGAACCGTTGAAGCCTTTGAAAGTTGCAATGATTTTTCTTGCATTCCCAGGTGCTCCCATGCTCGTTGTGTCCACCGTTTCTGATGTCTCAGAAAGTGAGAACGATGTCACATTAAGCATTTCATGAGAGCTTGACAATGTAGTACCAGTGTCACTTAATCTAACTACGCCGTTAAGTCCTAGTGTTTCTGCCATTTGTATTCTCCTAAATTAGCATTAACTATTCTTAGTGAATAGGTTTTGTTAAACATTACCACGGGTGTAATAATATTCAACTGTATAAACAATTGCCGCTTGTCCATATGGTGCTGTTTCACCGATCTCTCTTATTACGATTTCACTTGTTCCGCTATTCAATGCATTACCGCCCAATGTTGTATCTAAAGCTAACTTTTCTTCGATCTGTTCGATAATACTATTTCTACTTGTATCTCGATTGTTGCTTCTTACTATAACATTAATCAATATATCCATTGTTGCTTTACGCCTGATCGTATTACCTGTACTAAAATCCTCTCTTCTTTCATTAGCACTTTCCACTAAAATATGTGGGAAGCTTGTTGCCGCTAAATCCGAAAGTACTTTAGGCTCTCTTGTACAAGTCTTGACATCTGTGATTGCACTTATTTGACTTACGATATGTGCTGTGATGCTTTCGCGTATACTCATTATCTGTATATCCTGTCTTGTCTATGTTTGTGTTTTTCACTCCTTGAGATTGATCCATCATTATTTCCATCATATTCAACACCCTGAGAAATCTCTGCTTTAATTTCCTCATTGTATCTTTGTCTATAATAATCAATCATCTCTCTAAAAGTGTCTCCACCAACTGTAAACGGTGACAACAGAGGTAGGATATGGGCATACAACGCTCTGAACACAGTGGCTCTTGTCCATTGTGCGTCAGTTAATAGTGATCCATTAAACTCTGAGCCAATTGCACGACCAAGTTGGTTATACCCTTGACTAAAAGCCTTGTTGTACCACTCTATTTCAATGTACCTTTTCACATCATTCTCTGCCGCAGTTAATTGCGTTGAGAAATCTGTGATTCCGTGACTTGTTATAGTTGGTACATACTGTAATAAATCACTGTTTGTTGCGAATGCCATATCCTGTCCTCCTATATACTATAATTAGATAGCCGCGTCCGAATGTATCTTAACGATTTTGTTATCATCAAGTAATGCCGCGCCAAATGCCGCTGAAGCAACTACTTCAAAACCTCTTAAGGATTCGTTCCTTTGCGTAGCGATACGCAGGTCACGCTTCATAACCATACCAATTGCATTTTTGTGGAATACAGCATTAAATGTTGATGGAGTTCCATCTACATCAGTTGAGGCGCTTTCGAATATATCCACGCCGGCCACACGACCCAGAAAATACGAACGAGCCGCCTGATTGACTAAGTCGTTTGCACTTGGGTTAGTACCTGAGTTCAATAATGCTTTCTTTAGGTTGTAAGCCGCTAATGGGTTTACTACTGCTACTAAACCGTCCATCGGGACAGATTTGTTTCTTAATGTAGCCGCCGCTTTTAAGATGTGATCAATAGTTAATTCACCTGCTGATGATCCAACATCAGTTGTTGCTGTTGAAAACAAGTCAACAATGACCTCATCCATAGCTTGTGCTACAGCATCACCGAGTACTTTTCCAGCGTCTTGTGCGACAGATAAAGGTGATGATTCAATTACGATATCTTGGATAGTAGTCATTGCGCCAAATTCTTTTGCTTCAATGTCAACTGCTGTTGCCGCGATATCTGTGTTTGATAGGTCTTGACCAGCTGTTAATGCTGTAAGACCTGATACTTTTGGATATACAGGTACAGAAGCTTTTAAGCCTGGTGTGCCTTGCATATCATATACAGTTACTAAATTTCTTAGTAATGCATTTTCGTTCATAGTAAACTGAGCCGCTTGTGTTATATTTTCAAATAATTGACCGTCTGAGTTTCCAGTTGTTAGTTCGTTTGCCATTTTTATTTTCCTTTATAAAATGACTCCTAGTATTAATTACTAGAAGTAAACTTTCTCGTTTGTCCAACCGCGAACTTATCTTGATAAATCTTACGATGTTCTGGGTTTTTCATATCGAGATCTGATAATTTAACCTCTCTTGAGGTTGTATGTGTTGCATTACCTTGTGAACCGCCACCTGCTGGTTGAGCCGCTCTCAAGTATGCGTTCGCGTTAATAAATTCTGCTACTGCTTCTTCAACTGTTGTTGGTTCTGCTGTGTCAGTGTTATAACGCTGTTGGCCTTTTGAATCTAAAACTTCCACTTGACCTGTTTCATTTAGTCTTACGCTATTTTTCAATAGGTTAGCTACATGGTCTGGGTTAACAGCTTTATGCTTTGAAGCCGCACTTAATAATGCACCATCGATGTGAACTGTTTCCAATTTCTTTTGCATCTCTGACATTTTAGCATCTGCTTCAGCTTTTTGCTTTTGTAATAGTTGTTCAAATTGCTCTTTTTTGATCATATCTTTTTCTTTAGCCTGTTCTGCTTTTGATTTCAATGATCTGTATTCTTCAACATCAACATCTTCGTACTTACGCTCAACTTGTTTAAGTCTGTTTGCGATAATACGATCAACATCTTCTTGTTTGAATACTTTCTCAGCCTGGTCTATTTTTTGTTCCTGAACTTCTGTTGCTCCAGTAGCTTCAGCTTCAGTGTTTTCTATGATTTTATTTTCTTCGTTCATATTACGATATCTCCCTTGCAAGGATAAAACTGATATTTGGGGGTTTTATTAAACCTATCAGTGTATTGCTATTTATTCATTACCAATGTTTGGTGTTTGAATATTCATAGCCTTATGATCTTCTGCTATATTATCAAGAATCTCTTGTAAATCACTTTCGTCTGTGATCAATAACCTTGCTATTTCTTGATGCATATAGTGTAAAAAACTATCGTGTGGTACTGCTTTCGCCGCTTTGTCAAACAGCGACAGTTCCTGATGTTTATCACGAAGATCAAATTTCTTTTCATATGCGATGTAAAAATCATTGTCGGGTTCTATGCCCTGCCAATCAAACCACATCTTCCAAATTTTTCTTTCTGTACTTTCTAAAACTCCAGCCGTATCTGCTAATTTAGCATTTAACATTTCTTTTTCTATTTGCAATGAGACCCCACTTTGAGCTCCCTTTTTAGCCTTAATAGCTGTTAAGTGAGTCAAGTCATCAATTGCACTTACCTTTTGTTCTATGCTTTTTAATATACCATCAACACTTGCACCTGTTGGTTGCAATAGATATGGTGTATTTGTAGTGGTTTCAGGGATTGTGATAATCGCACCTGCTCCACCTGTAATTTCTGCCGCTGGTTCCGCCACTATGCTTGGGGCCGACGATATTCTGATAGTCTGATACAATTCGGATGTCAAGTTGTATATTTCTCTTTGCAGATCACATACATCACCAACGGCGCTTGTACCTATGCCCTTGTGGAAGCTCTTGTCTGTTTGTACATGAATAAATGGAATATAACCCAATGGGTTAGCATATTCATTATATTCTAAAATTTCTCCATAATCGATAACTAAACTATCTTTTATGTTTGCAGTCTCGCTTAAATTACTGCCTGAGTATTCTGTTGCACCTTTTGCAACTTTATATACCTCAATCATATCTTCATACCATACTCTTAGTACATCGTAGCTGTGATGTTGTTCATCAACTACTGTGATACTATCAAGTACTTGTTGTCCGTTTACTTTTTTTCTATAACTCCAGTCTCTCACATTTGTTGGACTGTATAATGTTAAATAACTTCTGATACCTTCAGCTATTTCTTGTGCTACAGTATCAACTTGATATGCTGGTCTATCAACGCCAACCCAACAGCCACCGTAGATTCCTACCATGTCATTTACCTCACGCATAAAATCATTGAATGTTGTGTTGTCTAAATCAGCGTTATCTAAAAAATCTCTTACGAATGGGTCTTCTGATAATTTACCCAATGTTCTGCTTGGCGGATTTCTAAATAGAAAACTACGATATGCATCTATTGTTTGACGCACATGGTTTTGTAATGCTGTATCTATTAATCTTTGTTGATATTGATTTCCAGGTGCTTGATCTTCCGCTATATATTTTCTTAAATAAGCACCATCTCTGTATTCTTCAGCACCCATATAGGATCTCATATAATAATCCCAACGATATGCGTACTCAGAATAACCAGGGTGTACCTGGCTTAATTGTTTTGCTGTTTTCATATGTATACCCTCATTATGAGTGTTTTTACTGTGTTTCCCACATTGCTAATGCCATTAACCGAACAGTTGTTAATTACATTGTTATTTATCATCGATATATCTTGATTATCTGTACAGATATAGGTTGACAACATAAATACATATGCTACTATAACTTTGTGTTGAGTAGTACCTAAAGTTCTTCTATTTCCAATAATGTACGCTCATAATACTATTATCCTTAGAACTTTAGGTCATTAAAAAACCCGCAGTATTTTCATATTGCGGGTTTTTCTTTTTTATGCGGTTAGTGAACTTGTAGTATATTGATTCTGGAGAAGTACAATGTCGTAATGTAATCCACTAACCGCAACATAAGAGTACTCACTCTTACTACTGATTCTCATCAGCAATACTGTTATTTATCTGTTGATTTTTCTATCAACTTTCTGTGATATTTGTCTTTGTCATCATACTCAACAGGACTAAAAAAACTAAACATATGATCTTCCATATCATACCATTCTTTATCTTCGTATGCATATGGTTCACATCTTACTTGATCTATACCATCGTCCTTTGTTTCGCCAATGACACAATTCATTAAACTGTTATCTTCGTACTTTGACATTGCTTGTTCAGCAGTATCAGCCACAACGAAAACAGTATCAACTCTTACGAATCGTCTTCGCTTTTCAGCTTTAAATATTTTCTTACCGCTTAACTTTGCCAACATTCTTTTTGCTTCAGCGTCTTTCTTATCAACGGCTTCAACATTCAACTCATATTTTTTATTAGGCATAACTATACTCCTCTATAAATTCATTGTGATCAGCACAATTAACTCTTTGACTTGCTATATGTGACCATAATAAGACTTCTTTCTCATCACCTTCCATCACACACATAACTCTATCAAAAAACCATCTATTATCAACAGGATCAAAACTTTTTACTTTTCCTTTTTGATCAAATGTATTAGATGCTTTAAATCTATTTGCAAACCATTCAGCTTTTTCTTTATCTGTGGTCCAACTCCAATCATAATCTGGTAAATCATCTTGATAACCTCTATACAACATCTTTGGATTTTTTAACCATTCTTGTGTTGCTTTGTTTGGTCCTGGATTAACATTGAATATATCGTGCCAAGCTTCAACTTGATTTCTAGGAAATTCAGTTCTCTGCCATACAGCTGATACTATATTCCAATATTCTTCTGGATCTTTTGGTAATTCATCTTTCCACGCTTTAGTAAACAACACCTCTAATTGTTGATGTCTATCATAAAAATAAAAACCACCATCTGGCATTCTTTTACCCAACCACCAATCGTTTTCTAAATTAGGCATCTTATGCTCCCTCTACTAATTGTCGAGTCTCTTCTAGCAATTTTTGATTGCCACGATAAAGCTCAACTTGTGATTCAATACCATGTGCCATATGCCATTCTTTTACATTTTGTGGTTCAATAGCATACAAGTAATCACCATAACCGGTTGGATCACCGCAGTATTGCAATTCACATTCATCACACGCATTTCTTACATATGTATCAAAATCTTTTGGCACACTAAATCTTATAGTATCATATTGTTTTGACATTTTATTTCTCCTTTTGTTTGTGTTTATACTATTAATATATATTGATTAGGTAGGTTGTCAACCATAGATTGTCTATATAGTTCGCGGCTTTTTTACCATGCACCATATCTTTTTACTGTTCTTTCCTCATATTCTTGCTTAATTGGATACAGATATGACACCATATAACTCCAACTATCATTAACACCATCATAACCCTTTTCGGCATCTTTCTTAGGAATGTTCGTATTTGCTTGGTACTCCCATTTACTAATAGCTGTGATTGTTTCTCTACAGGTAGGTTCTATGAATAGGTTTCTCTTACCACTTGCGTCACACAATAATCTATTACCGGCATTTATTCTATCTTTTACCAATGGATTTGCTTTGTTTACCATAACCTTAAATCCATACTGTTGCAATATAGTGTGATCTGTATTACCACCCGCACTTGTTTTTCTTTGCGCCCCGGCACTATCTGGGTAAATGAATATCATCTTATTTGGATACTTTTGTTTTATTGCTTGACACATTTCATCTGTGTTTGTATTACGCAACACTATTTCATCAACTATATGCAATCCTGTTTTATACTTTACAGCAATTACAGCCGTCATTTTTGATATGTTAAAGTCTAAACCAATATGTATGTGATTAGGAATCTCACCATCAAACTTTTCTATGTTATCTTTATCAAATGCATAAAATATAATATTTCCACTACTTTGCCAATTGGCTTCGTACTCTTGTTTAAATGTGGCCAAATCTAAATCTCTTCTTGCGGCTTCTATTTCTTCTTTGCTTATCTGTCCACCTTCTAGTGTTGTATATTGATACGCACTCCAATCTTCCAACTTGTGAGCTTCCATCCACATATCATAAAACCAATTACCCATACCTTGTGGTGTACTAATAAACAACGCACCACCTTCACTATCCGATAGCGTGGGTCTCACTATATCTGTCCAAATTTTTCTATCGTAAAAGGCGCACTCATCTAAAACTGCGAAATCATATCGACTGCCACGAATACTAACCGCGGCATCAGCACTACGCAATGTGATTGTGCTTCCATTAACCAAATACAATGTTAAATCACTTTCGTTAATCTTTTTAACCCATCTTCTCTTTACCAACTGTTCTCTTAAATCTTCCAATATGATATTCTTTGCTTGTCTATAGTTCAAGCTCATATACATAATCTTTTGATTTGGAAATCTTGCGGCACGAGCCATTTCCCATATTGCCAAATAAGACTTTCCAAAACGCCTTCCGCAACAAGCTAATCTAAAGCGATTTTTATCATCAAATATCTTTTGTTGTGGCACACTCAACGGCATTACTTTTTGTACTCCGCTCTTAATATCTTGGGTGCTGTTTTTCGCCAATCAACTCTGTGATGTAATCGTTCGTGTTTCTTACCCAATACTGCTACTCGTACTCCACTAGGGTGCATCATAACACTAAAGAAGCTCTTAACATATGTACCTGTATCTAAATATAACTCTGTTAAACCACCCTCATTAGACTGCGTTAGCTTCTGTATAATGCTGGTTTTCATTTGTGTTAGCATTATATCGCCTTTGTGACCCAATCGTACATATGCGTTAACATCTTCATTTGTTCTTCCACTAAACTTAAATGGTCTATCTGTGGCACATACGAAACTGTTCATTGCTTTACGCTTTGGTCTGTCCCATCCACCTCCACCTTGATAATCACCACCTTGACCCATTGCCAATGTGAGTACTGGTGTGCTTTCAACGAACTCAACCATTGCTGTGAATAATCTATCCATATTTGTTAATTGTATACTACGGCTTCTATTGTTATGTTCAGCATTTGTGATATGCTGTATACTACTATAATCATCATCCAATACCATAAAGTATTTTAATCCCAACTCTTTGGCTATTGTCCAACACCAATTTCGTGCGAATACAACACCACGCTGATGTGTTTCATTATCCATTGTGTCTGTGATTTCTGCGGCCTTTAACTTATCAAATACATATACTGAGTCACCATACAATCTCTTGTATTCATCTACAGTATCATCTTGATCATCAACTATGTAAACAATCCGGCCTGTGTACTTAAATCTATCCAACATACGCTTGGTGTAAATACGGTCTGGTCGCTTGTGAGTTAATATGAATACTGCGAAATCATCACGCATTGTTATCAGCACTTTCCAAGTATATGTCAGCAATATCATCTCTTAATTTAGTATAACCAAGCTCTATTGCTCTATCAAAATCAATTATAACCAACGCACTATCTTCAAATAGCTTTTGTGTATCTTTATCAGCATGGGCATAGTATTCAGCTATTCTCCCATAATCGAACTCAATATGTCTATAAGCCGCAAGGCTTAAAAATTTTTTTATATCTGCTGGTAATTCACTCTTCTCTATGTTATCCAACAAGTCTTGAGCTCTGTGATCATCATACAAGTGATCCAACTCTGGCTTATCACCCTTGGGCTCATACAATGGCGTATCTATCTTCTTTGTGTATGTATCGTCTGACAATTTCAGCATCTTATCAAGCTCTTCACTCTTAAAACCTGTGAGCTCAATATCACCTGTGAGTTCTTTCAAATCAGCCAATTCTTCTGTTAATAAATCTTCATCCCAACCTGCTAACTCATTTAACTTGTTGTCAGCTATTCTATATGCTCGTACTTTTTCATCACTTATACCGTCCGGCATCTCTAATACTGGTACCTCGGTTAACTGCAACTCTTTGCTGGCTTTCCATCGTGTATGTCCTACTACGATAACATCATCTTTATCCACTACTATGGGTTGATTAAAGCCAAACTCTTGAATACTGTCAGCTACTCTTTTTACTGCTTTGGTGTTTTTTCTTGGATTTTTATTATATGGCGTCAACTCATCTGGGTGTCGCCACACTATTTCTTTATGCATAGGGGGTCCTTTCTTGTATTATTTATATCATCAAATAATTGATCAAAAATATTATTAGGTTGTATTCTTGTATACCAAGCCTCTATTCTTTTGTTAGCTATTGCTACATAATTAGGGTCTAATTCACACCCTGTAAAGCACATATCCGCCTCTACAGCCGCCATTCCTGTGCTTCCGCTTCCAGTAAATGGATCCAATACTTTACCACCCGGTGGAGTGACTAACTGTATAAGATATTTCATTAATGCTACTGGTTTTACTGTAGGATGATTGTTTCCTAAATTGTGCGTAGCAGGATCACTTGTGAATGTTTGCACATTACCATTCTTATCTGTTAGCCCTGTTTGTATTTTACCTACTGCGTTGCCTTTTGAATAGTTGTCTTTCATACGCCCCAATGTACCTGTTTGTGTATAACCTGGTGTGCCTGGTGCATATACACCATCACCAATGTTATTACCTGTTGCTATATGTGCCAAAGGATCTTTGTTTTTTCTCACTAGATAGTTTCCATTTTTTGCAATAAAATCATCACCACCCGGGCCACACACTCTGTCAGAAACACTTTCAAAACCACAATGTCTTTCTTCTCTGCTTACTTTTGGACAATAGAAATACTTTTGATAGTCTGTGATTTCACCCATAACATTGCTTGGATATCTACCTTGTAGCCTGTTATCAACATCTCTATCTTTGTTTATATCAGCATCCTTGTCTTTTATATAATCAACACCTTTAGCATCTGCGTGTGCGTTATTAAATACTGCTTTACTGCCGGTACTATTAGGATATTTCTTCATCCATTTTACATAAGCTTCTGGGTTGTCATCTTTGCCCCATTCAACTCTACTTACATCTATATTAAGAGCTCCTGTTCCGTGTGCTAACATATTATCTACGGTTGCTCCTTTAAAAGGTTTTCTTGCCATTACAATAGGTTCATGTCCTGGCTTTAGGGCTGTTTTCCAACCACTCCATTCATTGTCTATACCACGCTTGTCCAATGCTTTACCAATGTCTTGTGCTTTGGGAAAGCCACTTGCATATATCCACATCAATTGATCTCTTATTTCAAAACCAACTATTTCTATATTTGTTGCTAAATGATGATATGTTCTTGCCGCACTAAAAGCCAATAAATGTCCACCTGGCTTTAACACTCTGTAGCACTCTTGCCAAGTCTCTACTGCACCTGTGTTGCTGTCCCAATCTTTACCAAGGAACTCTATACCATATGGTGGATCTGTGACGATACTGTCAAAGTAATTATCAGGATAAGATTTTAGGATGTCCTGATTCATCCCTTGTTTAACTGTAAATTGCATTTTGTTTCCTTTGTAGCCAATTTACCTTATTGTTATAAGGGGGTCTTTTCTTGTATTATGGTGTAGGCTTTTTATTTATTTGATTTATTGCCGCTGTGATTCCTACACCCACAGCTAAATTTGTTTTATTAAATAACGAACTCTTTGGAGCTTGTACGAATGTACCATTTGCTATATCCATACCATTTCGAAAGCTTCTTGCATTTATGTGTGGCGGTGTGCTTCCACCATTCTTGGCATATCTATAACCTGCTTCGTGTCCACTACAATCGCTCACACATTTACTTTTAAATCCGTCTCTTTTAAAATAACCTTTAGCCATTATTTCTCTTCTTTACTTTTTGATATTTTACCTGATCCTACATACAGTCCAAAAAATCCTGCTCCTGCTCCTACTATGGTTGCTACGAAGCCTGCTTGTGCTGTTGTGGGTTCTGGCATTGCCATAAACCATTGTGTTGTACTATAAAAAGCATATGTATATAACGCCATCAATAGTCTTGGAATCAGTCTCCAATTACTCATCAACTCTGGTAATTCACATTTGATAAAGTACCATATATTCTTTATGATCTGTTTCATTTTTTTAATATCTTTCGTGCCCAACTTAATCCGGCCGCTCCACCCCAACCCAAATAGGCTTGTGTACCTGGGGTGTTCTTTCCTGGCTTGTAATAACTTTTGGCACGGCTAAGAAAACTATATGTTCTCTCAACCGTAGCCATACTTACATTTTCGCCTTTTGCAAATTGATTTGCCCTTGCTAAACCCACTGGCGTCATACCCTTACGACTTGCTGGTGCTTCATCTCTTAAAGCTAACGCCCTCTTAGCATTGGCTCTCATTTGTGCTGTTGGCTTAGGCATTATGATGCTTCTAAGATAATCTGAAAGTCAGCCGCTACTGCTACATCTGACGAACCCAATCTTTTAGCACGAATCTCAATGATTCCACCACCTGGGATTGGGAATGGATTTGGTAGGTTGTATGTGATACCTTGACCTTCACCCACGATAGTTGTTAGCTGTTGTCTGAATACATTTGATCCATCAGGTGCTTTGTTTAACCAAATACTAACCTGTGCTGAACCTGCCGCACTAA